CATTTTAAGTTCATATTTTTTGGATTGGCCGCCTTATACTGATCATAGGCATTGGCCAACTCGTCTTTAGTAGTGCCGAGTAACCCCCAGCGCTTGGCCTGCTCGGCCTTATAGTTTTTGTCAACTACAGCTAGGAAAACATTCGGTTTTACCTCTTTATATGTAATATTATTTGACATCTTATTTTTTAGGGTTTAGGTAGTTTCTAAAATTAAATACAAAAGATCCTCTAGGCTTATCTTTTACAGTTGTACGTTTTTGAAATACAGGTATACCTGGAGGTGTAGATGAAGGTGATGCTGCACTTTTAACACCATTAGCCCTTTTAATCATCTTTAGTAATAATCTTCCCAAAATTCCTGGGTCATCTTTATTTGTCGCCATTTTAATCTCCTTGTAATTCGCGGATAGTTTCATCATCCATATTAATAATAGACACGATCCGGAGGGCAACCCGGCGCATGCCTTCGTTGTGTGCAGTCTGATATTGATCGCCGACCACAAATGTTGGTGACTCGTAGTGACAGAACTTTAGTAAGTCCTTTAACACCTCTTCGCCATCAGGTCCCGAGAACACATTCATATAACGCTGCTTACGTTTTAATAGATCAATCATGCTAACCTCCATTTTGCAATGCTTGAGCCTTAGATATGTTCAGCTGAGCCTGAGAGGCCTGCTGCATAACATCGGCTGTTTGAGCGAGCTGTTGCTGCTCAGCCCGTGCTTGCTTACGTTGTGCGATCTCTTCAGGACTGCGAATAAGTTTAGCAAGAACACCATTAACTTCGGCCACGTGCTGGAATGCTGCTTCACCATTAATAGCATCCATCAGGGTTGGGTCAGTTTGAATAAATGGGAGCATCACATTCAATGTGCGGGTGATTGCATCTACGTCAGAGCCTTGCTGCATCTTTGCTAATGGGGAGCTATACTCAAGCTCCACACTGACGTCGATTAATTGCTGGGGCATCTTAGGGAACTTACGCTTACGTGATAGAATATTACGTACTCGGTCAATTATTGGCTCTAACATCTCCGATTGGATCTTACCAATGTTGGGGCCCATTAAACGTGATTCTTCACGTCTGAACTCCACTACCTCGGTTGCAGTCTTTTCAACTCCTGGGTTGTAAGAGGATAGAACTCCTACAAAGAATCTATCACGAATACCCTGGTTAAGCATTTGCAACATTTGTAGAGTAACAGGTATGTTACCCCCAACCATCATGGGTTGGAGTCGTGGGGCGCCAGTGACGGAATCAAGTCCGCCGATCACCGGTTGACCAGGAGCGAGACGTAGCTGGGTTATTACTCCATCGTCTGACATAAGGATTGGAGGATTCCCTATACGCTCACTGGTCTCGATTAAGGTCTTCTCAACAGCGTTTGCTCTCTTGACGTCAGGTAGTGCCACCCAAGCTGGAGAACGTCCGTAGAGCTCTCCTGAGCGCCGCATCCACCTGGCGACAATATAAGGCATTTCGTGATACCCACTTTCGGACAGTAACGAGTTACTTTCAGGCAAGATATAAAAAGAGGCATAAGCGAACTGTTTGTTTGTCTTTATGCCTGATACTCGAGCTATCTCACGTTCAACGACTGCATGGAGCACGTCGTATTGATCAGTTGATCCACGCTCTGCTGCCTGTCGGATTTTATCTGGGGCAGTATCGGGCCACTGTAGAACTATTTGTGGGGCGGTCATTTTCATCTTACGGAAGACAGAATCTACCTGCCGGTAATTGTTTTCTGATATGTAGACCTCAGCAAGAGGGATTGTGCAGAACTTGATATCTGAATCCTCTTCACCTTTACTTTCCTCTACATACATGCAAGCAGTGCCGTATATAACAAGGTCGGCAACAAATTCGTGGGCCTGGGAGTAGAAATTAGCACTTGTATCGTTTATTGCATCCGCAGTAATATCGGTCGCTTTCTCCAGGAAACGTCTGACCATGAGATTGCTTTTTGTATCAACATCTTTTACAGAGAACGCAAACCAGGGCCTGGCATAGTTTATCAGGCCATTGCAGATGGTAGAGGTGAGTTGTTCTGCAGCATTCACGCCCTCTGTATTGTATAGGTCAGTTCTAGGACGCTTCGATGTTACGTCTCCTAATGGACCTGTTGCATTTATGAAATCATCACGGTACGGATTAAAGTACTTCGTGAGATCCCGATAGATTGATTCATAGCCTCGACGCACGGTCTCTGCTGACTGGAATTTCTGAAGAATATTTTTCAAATCCATTATTGGCTCCCGGTAGAAGATGGACCGGACGGAGGTTTAGTTCCGGCTATAGATAGTAAGGAGGTTGTACTTGCCTTCAAGGTCTTGTCAAAGCTATGCTGCCCTACCTGGAATGGCATATTAACATTGTAGACCATCCGAAGATCTTCCCGAAAAGGCATTACTCCGTCACCGATGATAGGAGCTTTGGCACCTATGTAGTTGTAGTTTTGCGCACCACCGCCGTATTTGGCGTTAAGTTCTGCGGCTAATAAAGAATTGCCACCGGCGTTTGACTCTCCGCGTGGATTAAAGGCTGCTGCTGCTCTTTGGAATTTGGGTCTTTCACCTAGTATTGCTGACATATTACTCACCTCGCCTTTCGGCCTTACAGTACTGCTTTCCTAATACAAATACCGGCTAAACGCCGATACTCTTTCTATTATAACAAATTTTTAATATATTGTCAATATGCTAGATTTGATTTAAGAAATCATAGCTATTGTCAAATTCTACTGGACGTAACGCATTCGGGTTAGTCCGTTTCCTACCCAGGCCTAGGATCATATATTGGAATGCATCCGCGCCGTGGGAGAACTGGTTGTGGTCAGGCTTATCTAGCATGATACCCAGCTTCTTATCCACCTTAGCTTTGTAGTTCTTTAAGGTTACTAGCCCCCAATGGCATTTCTCCGAATCATAATGGCAATTGATGATAGATGTTTGTGCAGTGGATATTCTCTCCGTGACTGGCACTCGGTCTACGATCTCTACTTTATAGCCGTGAGATTTGAACTGGCGGTAAGTAGAAGCCTCGGATTCAATAGTTTCACGTACGGCATCATGAGGTAGAAAGATAGTGTGATACACATACCCTCGACCTGATAGCATATTAAAGATTTCTGGCAGTTTGGCATTCGCTTTCTCCCAATAATCGAAGAAGATTATCTTGTTTCCGTCACGCTGGGCGAACCAACACGCAGTTGTATCACGCCCCAAATCAAAAGCAACGAAAGCGGGAGACTTGAGGGAGTAGTCAAATTTCCCCACTCGGTTTTGCTCTTCTGCTCTTAGGATTAGTTCACGAAAGTACATGTTCGTGAAGTTAGCGTATGGGTTATTCTCCATCTCTACCTGGAATTGCTCCTCGGTCATCATCTGACGCATAAGGTCTACCTCAGTCTCGGGAAGAGCGTGGGTCTGGTCATTAGTTAGGCTAGCGTGATACCACAATCCCGTTGTATCGTTGGCTGCCGTCTGGTAGGCTTCGTGAAGCAAACATTGGCCCTTAATCGTGCCCATCAGGATACACCAACCCTGACGGTCTGCTAAACACGGGATCAGGATCTGACCGAAAGCCCCGCGTGGGGCGTCGGAGTACTCATCGACTACAATCCCATCGAAGTAACGTCCCCGGATAGATTCTACGTTCTTTAAACCAAGAATCTCAATAGTGGCATTGTTATGCTTAAGGACAACTCGGTTGGCTGATTCTTTGATGTCTGCGGCGGGACAACCTTCAAGGAAAGATTTCACGTAACCCCATACGTTATCTTCACCCTGCTTCTTTTCAGGTGCTATGTATGCGAAACGTGGATTCGGCTTCTTACATTGAAGCGCATCAAGGATAAGCTTGAGAAGAGTGCAGTAAGTCTTACCGGCACGCCGGTGAACCACCAGGACGTTGAACCTCTTCATTTTCTTGTAAAAATCGGATTGCCACTTACGTAGCGAAATATTTAACTCTGCCATAACTTCATTTTAACATATTACAACTAAAAAGTCAAGATTCGGCCCCCAAAATCACGAAACGGATTTTAAAGCGTTTTTAGAGGGGGGTATATCACGTTTGGCTGTGAGACTAGGGCGGGCATCACGAATCGTTTAAAAACCACCTTAGAATCAAAGTAAACAGTATTT